GTCTACCGTTAGCAATTCTGCTAATGAAGCGCCCGTACGTGTCATCGCGACGGGTGTTGTGGTAACCGGTGGAGCTATTGCTCTCGGTTATTACGTGTGCAAATGTGTGTGTTCGCTCAGCTCCGTCCGGGACAAGACTACATATGTCTTGTCAAAGATGTTAGAGCTTACTAGCTCTCGTCACAATGATGATGAGCTACGAGCCAATTGGGCGGGTTATCCTTTGGTTGCAGGAGGATCCCGTCCTGGTCACACACATCCCCTCAGCGCTCAAGCGCGCTCCGCCTCCGCGATGATGATCGATGCCCTGGCTGTTGCCAATGGTTACACGCCATATGACATCTCATCATCTCGGTCTACTGAACGCATTGGTCTCCGGCGCGAGCGGCTGTATTATACGAGCAAGGACCTTGACAAAGCTGTCATTTCCAGTCCTTTGCCCAGCCGCCCGCTCTTTCGGTTTATTGATGTAGACTACTACGCCAATATGCCGGAACTTCTCGCCAAGAGACCAGCACCCTATGTTCTTTACACATTTGGTGCCCGCGATGTCGCCTCCGGTGATGGTGAATACTCATTCACATTCGTCCGTCGAGGCAAAGATGACATCCTTCAAGCTGCGGTCAATGGCGGGGCGAAGTACGAACATCAAGTGTGGGATTGGGTCAGCCGTGACAACCTTCATGTGGTACTCTATCAGAAATTTTTGGGATTTTCCTTCCCTGTTTCTGCTACGAGTTATCTGGTTGACAGGCGGCCCGTCGAAGTTGTTTCCCGCGTGGGCGGAACTTCATTTGTTGATCCCTTTCATGATCTCGTGCTTCTCACACCAATACGATCATTTCATCGTATTGGCGCATTGTGTCTTGTCTTGGCTGATTACTGTGGTCTTTCTTTGGCCACAGCACCACTCACACGCCTCCGCGTTCGTGATGGTGATTACAACGCCTTGCGCGTTGTGACGAACAGCCAGAATTACATCAGTGTTGGTGCTCCGGGCAACTTTGTTTCTGCCAGAGTCCCCGAGATGGTACATGCGTCATGTGTTGCCAAAGTGCGTGGCGGTAATCTTACCGCTGCCACTGTCGCGCAGTACATCACCCATTGTGTGCCAAATGCACAACACAATGATGTTATCATACAAGCCCAATGGATAGTTGACTACTACAAGAGTAGTCCATGCTCTCCCAATCTCTCCATCTCATCGATCTGTGCTGACACTGACGTGGTGCAGCATTATCAGATCGGTGATTATGATCCTGATGCCAAGCATTCTACTCGTGAATACATGGACCCCATCGTTTCGGGCGCCTGTTACTCACCTGATCGTAGTCTTGGCAATGAGAGACATATGGTTGAAGAGCGTATCCTCAAATTCCATGCTAGACACGTTGTCACACCAGCAATGCGACACCGTGTCCTCAAGCATGCCATGGAATTTGCAAAGCTTGTTGTTCCGGACGATTGCGCTGGCCAATTTCACCCTGATTCTTTTGAAGAGATCATGGAGAAGCAGAATCGGCCTTCTCAGCGCGCAATTCTTTCCGAGGCAGACACTTTGTGGCCTTTTGCCCTTGGATCAGTCTTCAGATGCTTCCAAAAGAGTGAAGCATATGCTGAGCCAAAGGCACCGCGTCCTATAGCCACCTCCCCAGGTCCCAATAGGTACCCGTATGCTAGGTACACCGCACCATTGTCACGTTATCTTAAGCGTTTTCCTTGGTATATCTTTGGAAAAAGCGAAGCCGACGTAGCAAAGCGCGTTGCTACCATCTGCACTACCATGACCAATGGTATTGCAGCTGCATATGGGGTTAAACCTTCTGTCAACGAAGCTGACGCCCATCGTCTAGATGGCACTGTCACTGAACTCGCCAGACAAGTTGTTAGCCTGGTTTATCACCGTTTTTACGCTGATGAACATGCTAATGAACTGGCTGAGTTGCGAACAGCTCAATATGGACAGAAGCGTATATTCCCACTTGGGACCAAGGTACCCGGTCATTTGAATTCTTTCGCGCGCAATAGCGGCACTGAAGAAACCAGTGTTGATAACACTGTTTTGTGTGCTTTCGCTGCGTACCATGCCGCTCGCGAAGGAGCACTCGACACTGAGAAACGCATACGCGTTCCTCCTGCTCGTGCATTCACTATGATTGGGGCACATGCCGGCGACGACTCTCTCACGCCTTGTTTCAACGCTGAGAGATACAAAGCCGCCGCAGCAGATCTTGGCTTAATCATCACTGGTGATAGCGTTGCACCTGGAGCTTACGTCACACTCTTGGGACGCGTTTACGGCCCATCAACGTGGTTCGGCTCTACCGACTCCATGTGCGACATCAAACGCCAACTCACCAAGTTTCATGTGACAGCAAACAAACAGCTCACGCCTGAGGAGCTGTTGTTGGCCAAGTGTATCGCTTTCTGGTTCACCGACTCTAATACACCAATTATAGGTCCTTTTGTATGTCGAGTTGTGGCCAGGGTGGGGCACTTGAAAATCCAACAGCTCGCTGCCAAAGTCGAGAAATCTGGCATGCGCGTTGCCGACATTTTCCGCTATGAGACGCAGAGAAAGGTTGAGGATTTTGGTTCCGATCTTATGACCGCCATCACCAAACTTATGCTCAACGCTGAGGCACACTACCCCAATTCGGGTGATTTCTTCTATGATTACACTGAACATAGCCTTCCAGGCTTTGATCACTGTCGTTGGAAGGATTTCATTGACGAACTAGGTGTCGTCCCTGAAACTGAGCTGTTGCAGCGTGCGCTCCATCCTCCGTGTTGTTTCAATTTCCAATCGCCGCCACCTCTGGGTGTTGTAGTCAACGGCCAACCAAGCCTGACTCCTCCAGACGCGATTGTGGAACAACATGTTGACGATGTCGAGCCGCTGGCAGCTCAATCATCCAAGAAAGCGGCTCGTAAGAGGACCCGTAAACCACGGCAATCCTCTCACAAGCCGCTTTAAGAAGAAATATCCGGGGCCTGGTGGCGCTCCGGCCAGTTAAAAGTTCACTGGCCTTTAATTAGGAAAGCAACTAGCAACAGGCATGTCCAATGCTCCCAACCGTTCCCGTCGTCAGCGCACGGCCCAACGCGAACTGCTCAAAATCGAGCGTGCCGCAGCCAAAGAAGCTCGTGACACGCGAGATATTGAGCGGCTGGCAACTGCTACCCCACACGAAGAGTTCCGCGCCAAGCGCGAACACGTCTTGCACTGTTTGTCAGACGCCGTTTTACGCCACTTGTCCGAAGTGGCTTGCCCGTTTAACGTTCTCCCGTCTGCACCGCCCTCTTTGTACCCGGTGCCAGGTCAGCCGGAACGCGTGACTCAGTCATATGATTTGCGCGCTGCCACTCCTTCTGCTGATGGGACTGTGTTGTCTGGCTTGGTGGTTGGGCACCCTTACGCCTTTGCGGCCTTCACCGACTCGCCACCCGTTGTTCCCTCACCGACTGATGGTCATGAGTATTATGATGCGCTTGATGCTGCCAACGCTGTTTGGCCGTCTACCGTCAACAGTACCATCACCGTCACCGGCGGTGGCAACATCGTCTTGCAGTGTATGGATGTCGCCCGAAAACTTGCCACTATTCGTGCTCGTTTTTCGCGTCTCATTCCTATCGGTTGTGCTGCTCGCATTCGTTATACTGGCCCTATCATTGATACCGCCGGCATGATCGTCATTGCTCCTCTCCCCTCTGGTTCAACGCCAGCTGTGCGAGTGAGCTCGGCTGCCGGCGTGCCAATTCCAGGTGCCAACACGATGCAAGCTTCGCCTCTCCAATTGGACTACTCCACCATTGAAGCAATGGAAGGAGCTCGTCTCTTCACCCTTTCTTCTTTGTTGAATGGTCCTGTTGAGATGTTTTGTCCATTTGGAGGTGATCCACCACTACCGCTGGCCACTGCTGATACTCCCTCTGGTGCTGCAGCTCTTGCTGATTCACGCACCCTTGGCGAATTCCAATTGCCTCCTCGCATTTCGAATTCTTGTATCACTGGCGGCGATATTGGTGTTGGCACTCTCCAAGGGTACTATGTCCAATCCCAATCGCAGTTTTCTTTTGGTGATGTCATTCGTCCCTTGGTCTTCGCTTGCAAAGGCATGCCTGCTGATGGAACACTCTCTGTTGAGATCTGTGCCACCTTTTGGGCTCAATCGCGTTTCCGTGGGGATAACGCCTCTACTCCTGGTGCCACTGCTGCACGTGTCAGCATGGAGCAACGAGCCCTCGCGGCACGGATTGCCGCCGAACTTCCAGTTGCAACTCATGGCTCTTTTATGAGCAAATTTGCTTCTGCTCTCGGCCACATTCCAGGTGTGTTCAATTCAGTCGGGCGACTCGCCAGCATTGCCCAGAACCAAGTTCCAAAGTTTCTCGATTTTGTCAACGCATTTGCTGGATCCGTTGGTGAACTCGATTCGCTTGGCGCTGCTGTCTCTGCTGGAGACGCGTCTGCTGCTGTTGATGCTGCTCTTGGAGCGTTGATTGTCCTTTGACATTGTCCACTCCATTTACCAGCAGCTTCTTTTCTACTTTCCTCCAAGACTGTTTATCCATTTTCGCCTGCACAATTAGAATGGATTTTCCGTTGGGGCGTCACCACTCCCCAAACATCGATATTTCTTGCAGTTCATACTGCCACCATAACTACTAGGG